TGCCGAAAGAATGAGAATTTTAGCCAATGGCAACGTCGGCATTGGTGTGGCTAATCCATCCTATCAATTTACGGTCGCATCAAATCTGTCCAGTGAGACAACCCGAGGCATAACGATTTTACAGGGATCTTCCTCGGCGTCAGCTGCGAATTTGAATTTCAGGAAATCACGGGGCACTTTTTCATCCCCGCAATCTGTAAAAAATGGCGATTATATAAATATAACATCATTTTATGTGTATACGAATGTCTGGCAGATTCCTGCTACATTTGGGTCTATCGTCGATGGAACGGTCAGCGATGGGGTGAATCCTGCCAGTGTCTTCTTTTCTACAGGAACCGGGAATGAAGGGTGGAATCCATTTACCTATAATTCTGTCAGGTTATACTTGAGGCCGAATGGTTCGGTGGGTATCGGTGGTTCGATGGGGACGGTAGGCAGTTTTGCTGGTGCTAAAATGGTGATAGATTCTGTTGGCAACGTCGGCATTGACACAATAACTCCGATGAATAAGCTGGACGTTTACGGGGGTGCGGTAATTGGAACGACGTATGCAGGTTCAATAATTGCACCGACGAGTGGGCTTCTTGTTGCCGGTAATGTAGGGATTGGAACAGTTAATCCTCAACACGAATTAGACGTTGCTGGTGGAATTATAGCATCAGAGTTTTATAGTGGAGACGGGTCTCAAGGCATGACGGGAACGTGTGATTTAACAACAATATCAACAATAACAGTTAAGGATGGACTGATTATATCGTGTCCGTAATAATATGAGAATACCTACTACAAAAGAAGAAGCAGAAATGGGAGAAATATGGATTTACCGCCTATTGATAATCCGCCAGACATTTTCAAAGATGGACAGATTGATTGCAAAGATTACGCTTTTTATGCTGGCAAAATGCTTTATCGTCAAGGATATAATCCGAAGTTGATTGCGGTAAGTCTTGGGAAACAAAAGCTCGACCACGTTGTTATAGCGTTTGAAAAAGACGGCAGTATTTGGATTGCCGATAAGGGGAAGTATTACAAAACACAAAGGAGAATAAATAATGAATAGGGCAGTTTATGTTGTTTTGTTTCTTTTTATAGCGTTTTATTCTTATGCTGATATTGGCATTAATCGATCTGTTTGCAGTGGAATAAATTATCAAAGCACTGATTGTCAAAAGTTAAAGAATATTCCGACAATTGATGAAATGAAAGAAGAGTTGGATTATTTAAAGACTCAATATCAATTAGATAAAGCAAGGAAAGGCATATTTGATGCTCCAATAATTATAATTCAACAACAACCACAACAACGTCAAGATGATGGCGTAATAGTTAAAGCATACTTTGAGGAGGAATAAATGGATTCTTTTAATTTTACTTGGGGAGTTTTTGGGGCTTGCATGACTGGTTTCTTCTTTCTTGTCGGATGGATTAAATCTATAGAATCAAAAACTGCAAATATAGAAATTATACAAAAAGATGTCAAAGAAATTAAAGAAGCTCTTTTAGGGACAATGGATAAAAAAGGTGTTATAACAAAAGTTCACGATCAAGAGATTGAGATAGATTCTATTAAGAAGATATGTAATGAACGACACTACAAGAAAGAATCTTATGCGAAGGCGTAAAAATGGACAAGGCGGAGTATCTTCATCGTATGAAAAAGGTTGCTACCATAATCAAATGGATTAAAGAGCGAGGGGTTGACGGAGTGGGGAAGAGAAGGACGGATTATTTATGTTACAAAACAATATTAGATGTTTATGATTTACTCGATAAGGCGTATAAATATTTACCAGAGGGCGACTTATAATGTTTATAAAGATTAAAGACGACGAGCTTAAGCTAATAAATAAAAAGATACATCAACATATTTCTATGTTAGATATGTTGAAGTTTGACAAAGAAATAAAGACGTCGCTAAAAAGCGATGTTGAAATAGTAAGTAGAATCATTAACAAAGGAGAGCGGTATGGGAATAATCATCAAGTTATTGAAGGGGCTAAACTTGGATTTGGCGGGTCTATTGGGAATCATTCAGGCGGTTCTCAAGGTTCTGAAGGAAGCATTAACAGCGACTGTTAATATTCTATTTCCTGTCCTTCCTGAATCAAAGTTTAAGACAATCGTTTCAACGATTAGAGGGTTTGTTAATAAGGCAGATGATTTGGTTGAGAAAGCTAAAAGTTTTTTATTGATAAACGCTGGCTAATAAACCTGTTGTTTTTTATCAGCGAATTTAAGTTATATCAGTATAAACTTTTCGGGAATTTTTATTATTGGTGTATCACTAATAAGGCGGTTGAAACAGACCGCCTTACAAGTGATGACGTGTATTCAAACAAAACCGCAGTAAAAGGACAAATCAAAAACGCCCGTCTTATATGTGAAACAAAAGGTGGAAAGACTACTTGCCGTTGGGAATTTGATATTCAATGACCCCAATTCCTTGAACGCTTCCTTATAAACTCTGACTTCTCTATTCCGTAGGCATAAAAATCTTTGTCAGCTTTCATCTGTTTATTTTTAGTGCGGTGTCCTCGTATGCAGTGATTGCAAATCATTCTATCAAGCTTTAGCAAACTCATTTTTCTTTCCATCTTTTTATATCCCTTTCTTTTGGGTTTCCTATGGCGATTTCAGTTAAGTTCCCTCTGGCGGTAATTTTATGCTTCACTCCTTTGGGAACGAAGATAAGCCAAAGCTCATCTCTTTGTTTATGAGTTTGTAAAGAAGTTGACCCGCCGTCAAAGTCCATCTTTTTTACCCAGAATCCTTTCCCTTGAAGCAGTATCTTATACTCTCCCCATTTCTTTTTCATAAAGACCTTTCTTAATATCTATATTGTTTGTATGGGTTTACTGTTCCTCTCTCGCCTGTGTAAGGATTATAATTTCCTTTCGTTGACCAATTATCCCAAGTGCTTCTATTTGGTAACGTGCGATAATGGCTTTCAACATAAGTCCCGTCTGCTCTGTAATAGCTCCTAACTCTTGTATTTCTCCCGTCCCATTGTGCCTGTGCTGATACACATATCAATAGGAATGATACTGTTAAGATTAGATTTTTCATTTTTACTCTCCTTTGTTTAGGTTATCCTTAAACTTAATCCCTGTGCCGTTGCAAATAGGACAATTTTTATAAGCTGTAAACTTTCTTTTAAATATAGGCGGTGTTACCTCCCTCCTAAAATCATAATTTCATTTATTCGCTTCTCTGCAATTTCACAGTATTCTTTGGATATTTCACTCCCTATCCAGTTACGCTTGTTTATGATGGCCATTTTTGCTGTAGTGCCAGAGCCCATGAAAGGGTCGTAAACCAAATCGCCTTCGTTGCTCCAACTTAATATATGGTCTTGTGCTAATTGTTCGGGAAATGTTGCTGGGTGTTTAAATGAAATTAAATCAGTTGAAGTTTTATATTTTCCAACTTTATACCACCAAATGTTTGGTCTTATAGATTTATCTTTAACAACACCTTTTGTGTGTTTTGCTTCTAAATCGTTGCCATTATGTCTAAATGTTCCTCCTGTTTTATTACCTTTCCATATATTATCTCTCATAATTGGATTAAATGTTTTGGGTTTCTCTTTACTAAATATAAACATATATTCAAATTGTTGTTCATATCTATTGTGTGTTAATGGAACATAATTTTCTTTTGCATATATCATTGTGTCGTGCAAATTAAATCCTATTTCTTTAAAATATAATGCTTGTCTAAAACTTGTGCCACTTTCACTACCTTTTATTGTTTGGTCGCCTACCACCCAAACCACCACACCACCTTGCTTAGTTACCCGATACAATTCTTTTGCCACTGCCTCAAAATCAAAACTGTAACCGTTGTAATTCCTAAGATTATCATAAGGGGGTGAAGTCACCGTCAAATCGACAAAACCATCGGGCATCCTCGCCATAGTCTCAAGGCAGTTCTCATTGTAGATTTTGTTTATTTCCATTTTTATTCGGTTAAAATCGCCAGTGTGCAATATTGCCTTATTTATGGAATTATTGCACCGCTTCAACTAAATTTTCTCTTTCATACGTTAATTCAAAAATATCTGGTTTACATGGATAAAATTCTCCTTTAACCCCCTGAATAATGTAATCGAAAGGACTTGCCTCCATTACACCTTCAGGAGTTTTTAAAA